CTTTAAAATTTCTCCAGAGGAAATTTTTGTATATTTGTTCTATGCTCTTTGCAGGGTGCTAAGTGCATTAGAAATCATTTTTTCGCTCCTTTCTGATTATACATGCTTTATGGTCTACTTGTCATATATATAAATGCCCTTAGCACCCTACAAAAAGTATAGAGAAAGTCATATTTTCTAGCACAAAAGGAGAGTAAATCCAATGGGAAGTAGGAAGAAGCCTACCCCAACCGATCGAAAGTACAAGCCAAAGCCAGCCGAATCTCCCGAGGCAAGGTTAAATCAACTCGTTGCCAAGGCTTTTGATCTGGTTGAGCGGCGTTTAGATGAGGGAACCGCGACTTCACAAGAGACTACAACCCTTATGAAGTACGGTTCGCCTAAAGCGGAGCTTGAAAGACAGAAACTGCAGACCGAAATCGATGCACTTAACGCGAAGATTGCAGTTCTCGAGTCGTCCAAGCGTTCCGAAGAATTGTACGAGAAAGCCATCAAGGCTTTCGCAACGTATAGTGGTCATAGCGAAACATTAGAAGAGTTTGAGGAGTTGGAATGAGCACAATCAACGAGGAAAGCATACTAAAAAGTATCCGTAAACTGATAGGGCCGGAAGATGACTACACTCATTTCGACCCCGATATTGTGATACACATCAATGCCGCTATAAATCGGTTATTTCAGCTCGGGGTGGAATCCGCAAAAGGATTTCGAGTTACTTCTGAGTCTGAAACCTGGGGCGATTTGTTCGGTTCAGACGAGGATGTAATAGATATGTGCAAAACATTCATCTATTACAAAGTTAAGATGGGATTCGATCCGCCTACAAGTTCTATAGCCGCAGAGGCTATTAATTCTGAGATTGATAAGCAGGAATGGCTTATCAGTGTGTGGGTTGAGTCCAACAAGGAGGAATAGGATATGGCCCAGAACGAATATTACCTTATGCACCACGGTGTAAAGGGCATGAAATGGGGTGTGCGTAGAACCCCAGAACAGTTAGGTTATAAGAGAGCTCAAAAGGGCGGGGTTGATGAGCGCTATGTTAACAAGGCAGTAAGACAAGCATATGCTCTTGACAGAAAAGCAAACAAGAGCGCACGTCAAAGTAAACGTCAAATGCGTATTGAGGAGGAGCTTGAGACATACGTCAATACGAATAGGAATTCTGCAAAAGACGCGGCTCTTAGTAAGGCTATTGCCCGAGAACAGAATAGAAAACCGTCAGTAGTTCAGGCTAAGCTTAGTGATCCTGAATTTCAGCGTAAAGCGGCAACTGCCGCCAAGATAGCGCTTGTTATTGGAGCAGCCTACGCAACACATAAAGTTATTAATGATCCGAAAGTTCTGGCCGCTGGTAAAGATGCAATAACTAAAGTCGTGGCTAAAAGCGGTGCAATAAAGGCTTCAACAGTTCAGCATGTGATGAATACTACTGAATTTAAGGTTGCTAAAACTATCGGCGATGCCGCAAAGTCTGGTGCTCTTGGTAACACCGCAGGTGTTAAAGCTGCTAAAGCTGTTGCTGGAGGAGCGGGTAAAGTTCTTAAAAAGATTGGTTCTGAGGAAACAAGGAACATCGTAACTGGTGTTGGTGCGATGGCTGGAACAGCTGCTATTCTTAGAAGCCAGATTAAAGACTTCCGAGAGAATAAGCCTGACGGCGATAGATTTGATAGAGCAGTGAAGAGAACTCAGCAACTCTCCGAAATTGGTGAAAATGTTAATAGCTTGGCTCGTGGGCCTAAAGGAGCTTCATCAAGTTCGTCAAGCTCGTCCAATAGTGCAAAAACGGCATTCAGCGAACAAAAGGGCAAAGAGATTACAAGTAAAGTCGGAGCGCCAAGCAAGAAGGGAATCGATAAACAAAGCAAGGAGTATCAGGATTTATTTAAAGGCCAAAGTCAAGAAAATAGGACTTTTATCAAAAAGATGGCTGCAAATGGCTACGATATAGATCAGATTCGTAAGTATTTAAAAGATTTCGATTCTCAGTTTGATCACTCTGCAATTCCTATGGGTTGGAGCTTTACCAGAATGGCAGGATGCCGTTACATATTTTAGCCATGAAGTATAAGATCATTACAAAAGAGTTATACCACCACGGAATAATGGGACAGAAGTGGGGGACTCGTAATGGTCCTCCATATCCGTTAGGCGGCGGCGATTATTCCGCACGAGAGTTGCGGGAGATCTATAAGAAACGTAAACAATCTAATAGTATCTATAATAAAAAGCACTTTGACGAGGTTCTGAAAAAAGGTTCTCAACTGTCGACTCTCTCATACGACAAAGATCGTACTAAGGGAGCTGACATGTTCTATGCTACGCATAAGAAACTTGATCAGCATCAGTATAACGCGTTGTTCAATAGACCAATCCCGCAGACTCTTTACGATTCAGATGGTAACTCTGTTGGTACGGGGATGTTCCTTAAGTACAAGATTAAGAATAATGTCACACGAGATCTTAAGATAGCTAGCGAGGATTCAGGAGCAGATGCGTTCATGAGTCTTTATAAGAAAGACCGCGATTTTTACAATTTTGTCACCGATCCCGCACGAATGAAAGGCGCTTTTGTCGACGATAAGTATAAGTTCAAGGGTTACAGGGAGAGTCGAGAGGTTCTGAACAAATTACAGGATAAGTCATATAAACCTTCGGCCGATGAACTTCAGACTGCTTACAGAATGTTTAACTATGTAATTCCGTCTGATGGTGCTGGTAATGCAAGATTGGGAAAAGATGTTGCGACTCAGCGCGCCAAGTTCTTTACAGAACTAAAGAAGAATGGATACGGTGCGGTTCTTGATACTAATGACGCAATTTACGGAGGTTTCAAGGCTACATCTCCAGTTATCGTATTCAATATGGACTCCGTATCGCTTGCTGGAGCAGAGCGTACAACTATGAAAAGTAAAGAGTTTTCGAAAGTTGCACTTGCTGGCAGGAAAGCACTAGGCATTTAAAGAATTCAAAATGGAGGTATAGTCATGAAGTATCGATTTGCGGATTCTAATGCCTATCTTATGCATTACGGCGTAAAGGGCATGAAGTGGGGGGTTCGTAAACAGAGACCTCCTGCAGATTATACTGCCCGTTCTCGTAATGGAGATCTTATTGAAATGCGCCGCAGCAAATTAGGTCTTTTAGGTAAAACCTTGAGAAGAGTTAGTCCTAAACTTGCAGCAGAACAAGATAAAACTCACATCTATGACGCTTATGTCAACGGTAAGAAGGTCGCAGATCTTACGCTATATAAAGAATCGAACACTTCTGTGAATGTTGTATGGCTTGGTGTTAAATCGACTCAACGTGGAAAGGGTTATGCTCAAGCAATATTGGAAAGCTCCACTGGCAGAGTCAAGGCTGCAGGTTTCAAGCAAATGACCTTGGAAGTTCCTGGAAGCAGTCCCGATGCGAGACACATATACGAAAAACAGGGTTTTGTTGCAGGAAAGAGAATCTCCTCAGAAGATGATGTTTGGGGAGGTCTGACTAAGATGAAAAAGAAATTGTGAGGTAATGCATGTCACTCTCTAATACGGCGACCCCGTACTATTATGGCCAGTTTCGGGAAGCCGTAATGAGGGGTGAGATTCCCGTTAACAAATGGATCTCAAAAGAGATGAATCGAATAGATTCTCTTATAAGAAATCCCGGAATCTATTACGACGACAAAGCTATGGACGGCTTTGTCGCTTTTTGTAATAACGAACTTACACTTACTGATGGCTCTGATATGGCTCTGCTCGATTCGTTTAAGCTTTGGGCAGAGCAGGTTTTCTGTTGGTATTATTTTGTAGAACGAAGCGTCTACGAACCAGGAGAAGATGGAAAACCCGGAAGGTATGTTCGTAAGCGAATCAAGAAGCGTCTGACTCAGAAGCAGTATCTCATCGTTGCTCGTGGTGCGGCGAAGTCTATGTACGATTCTGCGATACATGCATATTTTCTTACATGCGACGGATCTACTACAGAACAGATGACGACCTCGCCAACTATGGCACAATCTGAAACGGTACTATCTCCTATACGTACTGCAATCATAAGGTCTCGAGGACCGTTATTCCAATTTCTTACAGAAGGAAACATTCATAACACAACCGGAAGTAAAGCTAATAGGGTGAAGTTAGCCTCTACGAAAAAGGGTATTGAAAATTTTTTAACTAATTCAAGTCTTGTAATCAGACCTATGAGTCTGGATAAGAACCAGGGTTATAAGGATAAGATAGCGACTATTGACGAATGGCTTTCCGGTGATGTTAGAGAGGATGTAATCGGTGCTATCGAGCAGGGTGCATCGAAGAATGACGAGTATCTCATTATTCTTACAAGTTCCGAAGGTACTGTAAGAAATGGTATAGGAGATACTATCAAGATGGAGATTGAGGATATTCTTAATGGCGAATACTACAATCCGCACGTCTCCATTTGGTATTACAGATTAGATGATATTTCAGAGGTAGAGGCAGGCAAGACTGATCCATCTATCTGGCTCAAGGCAAATCCAAATCTTGGAAAGACCGTTAGCTATGAGACCTATCTTCTTGACGTCGAAAGAGCTGAACACGCTCCTTCCGCTAGGAATGACATTCTTGCAAAAAGATTCGGTATTCCTATGGAAGGTTATACATTCTTCTTCACATATGAAGAAACGCTTCCTCATCGGAAGAGAAGTTATTGGTCCATGCCGTGCGCACTTGGCGCCGACCTTTCTCAGGGCGACGACTTTTGCGCGTTCACTTTCCTATTCCCGCTTGGGAATGGCAAGTTTGGTATAAAGACCAGGAGTTACATTACTTCTCTTACAATGATGAAATTGCCGGGTGCTACAAGACTTAAGTACGAGGAGTTTCTGAATGAGGGAAGTCTCATAGTTCTTGATGGAACCGTTCTGGACATGGATGAGGTTTATGAGGATCTTGATAGGCACATAATCGATTGTGATTACGATGTCCGCTCCTTTGGTTTCGACCCGTACAATGCGAAGGAATTCGTAGATAGGTGGGAACAAGAGAACGGTCCATTTGGAATTGTTAAAGTTCCGCAGGGCTCCAAGACCGAATCAGTTCCGCTTGGTGAGCTTAAGAAGCTTTCGGAAGAAAGAATGCTCCTTTTCGATGAGCAACTTATGATGTTCACGATGGGGAACTGCATCACAATAGAGGACAACAACGGAAACCGTAAACTTCTCAAGAAGAGACGCGAAGCCAAGATCGATAATGTTGCTGCAATGATGGATGCTTACATTGCATACAAGGCTAACAAGGAGGCCTTTGAATAAATTCAAAATGAGTGATTATTTAATACATTACGGCGTAAAAGGCATGAAGTGGGGAGTAAGGAGACAGGCTCAAGTGTCCGCTGGGCGCGGACAGAATATAGCTAGCCGAGGACCAGCTTCTCCTGAACAACGAAAAGCCAGAATTAAGAAGGCTGCGAAAATTGGAGTTGCCGTAGCTGGAACTGCATTAGCTGCATATGGTGCGCATAAGCTACATGATAAGCAGGTTCTACAGATGGCTAATAATTACGCTAAGTTGTATGTGGAAGACTCCAATTATTTTAAAAGCGTAAAAGACGCAAAAAGTAATTGGGGCGGCAGTTACAGAGCCATGATGAACGATATTCGCGGATTTAGTGATCATGCATTGGAAAGACAAAAACGGGCTATTGCGAAAGAGGCAAGCCGAAAATCTTTCCAAGCTGCTCAAAACGCATATCTTCAGAGGAATATGTCAAACGCATCGAATAAGAATACCGCAACGATTTACAAACGAGGGCAAGGAATGATTCGTCGTACACCGGGGAATGGTACGAAGCTCATTGCGAATGGGCAGCGAGGTAATAAAGCTGAAGCTGCATATCAACGCACGTTTTTATATCAGAAGCAATTGGATGCTGCACATAGATCTGGCGATTTAGATTCCTTCTCTAAGTATTATAAGCTAAGGAACGATGCATTTAGTAAAACGGGTCCTATAACTGCAACAGAGCGTTATACAACCGACAGGTTTAATATTGCGGCGGGTCGTACGTATAAGCCTATAAAGAGATTAAAGAAACGATAGAGAGGATAGAAATAATGAATTATAGACTCATGTATTCAGACGAACTCTACCATCATGGCGTCAAAGGAATGAAGTGGGGTATTCGTAGATATCAGAACGAAGATGGCTCATATACAAAAGCTGGTAGAAAACGATACGCACTCGATCTTGATGTTAATGATACCTCGAGGAGGAATGTTGCTAAGATAAGAACCGGTGAGGCTAAGCGTCGTTTAGATGTAGCTAAAGCAAATAAAAACAAACCGAATAACGATTTCAGAATCGCCGAATTACAGGGGCGAGTAAGATCTGCTAAAAGAAACGAAAGAAATG